CCTCGGCGTCGTCGACGCTGTTGTATTTCTTCTACTCTCCAACAGGTGAAATGATGACAACCGGCCACATACTCTCGGATTTGACGACAACGATCCCTTCGGGGAAAGTCGGTCTGTATTTCGAGCGGCAGTGGTCTGGTGGGGACAGTTCTCGCAGGTCTACCCGGCCTGTGAAACCAGTTCCTCTCGGTTCATTTCATGACCTCGTCATCTCGTCTGGGATTCAAAACCTCAGACAGGGAGACCGTGTTGTCCAAATGGTCAACCTCCTCTCCCGATGGCGAAGTATGCGCGACTCGTATAACCGACAGCTCCAAGCTTATCACAAGCAAAAAGCTGAATGGCGTAAGAGTCTGAAGACAGAGCTCCACTCCTACAGTTTGCGTCTCGTGTCGGAAAGACATGGGACGTGTTCTTACAGGAATATCCCAGGAAACTGGGGTAGCGAGTACTCTTCCTCTTCTGGTGCTTTTGGCAGCTTTAGCCCGTCATTGAAATGGACCAACAACGATGAAATATCGTTGATTAACAAAGTCCAAAGTAAACTCGACGGTGGGGTTGGTTTCCATCTCGGAGTCTCCCTCGCAGAAGCCGATCAAACCTTCCGTATGATCCGGGACAACGCAAAGCGTTTCCGTAGGATTGGGGAGAGTTTGGTTGCCGGCGACATCAACAAGGCCTTTCGTGTTGCTCTGAACGGATCTTCCGCTCATCACATTCAAGGTCTTCGTGGGTTGAAGACGGCCAGTGATAACTACCTGTTGTTCATGTTCGGCGTAATTCCGCTCGTTGACTCTGTCATTGATGCGGCGCGTCACTATGGATATAAGGCAGCTCGTGCTAAGGTAACAAGAGTTTCAGCAAAACGTGAGCTCGGTGCATCGGAGCCTGGCCCTAGTCATGGTTTTTGGACCCAACGGGTATCCAAGACTATTAAAGGGCAGGTCATCGCGTACATCGATACTGACGAGCTGACTGATGAGGAAGGCGCATTTGACATCCCAAGTATTCTCTGGGAGCGCCTCCCTTATTCGTTTGTTGTCGATTGGTGGTTCAACGTCGGTAATTACTTAACCGCGCTTCACACCAGTCGGCTGACATCTGGTTCGCGATTTTGTCGCACCCAGACTACCCGCTACAATGCTGGGGAGTACAGGAGTGGTTCGATATACAATATATCTACCTTAGCTCCGTCATCCTTTAGCTCAGTGCAGGTCGAACGAACTATCAGCAGCGTGCTCGCTGTTCCTCCTCCGAGGATGAAGCCTTTGCTTCACCCGAAGTCCGAGGTCATGCTTACGCACGCACTCGAAGCCATTGCGCTTATCACACAGAAGAGTCATATCTTCAAGCCCGCATTTGCAAAACTCGGGCTTTAGCGCACTGTTCATAAACCTTTTAAACTGGAATCCAAATGGCCAATATCGCCAATATCGTCGTCTTTGACGGCGCTGCAACTCCTGTCTCGCACACCCTCGTGCCAGTCGACGTGTCCAAGGACCCGAAGACCGGTGCAATCGTGGCGATCTGGCGTGAACAGGTGGCTTCGCTGCCTACCTACGCCCAGGTCACCGCGACGCTCCGACTCAGTAAGTCGAAGCGCAGTGGTGTGTGGAACACGGACTTCCGTGTCGAAGTCCCCGTGATGGAGTCTGTCAGTGGGTCCAATGCATCCGGCTACACGGCCGCTCCGCGGGTCGCCTATACCGATACTACCGGTATCTATGGGCACTACCACGAACGCGGCTCGATCGCCGGTCGTCGCCTCAGTCGCCAACTCTGTATGAACATTGGTAACAATGTCTCTACGAGCGTGGCTGCTGCGACTTCCGGCGTCATCCCCGACCTCATTGACACTCTGGTGGCTCCGACCTAAGTCGGCGTTGCCTTTGTGCCAACCTTCCTTAAACTGGAGGTAGTATGTTTTCTATGAAGACTTGGGATGAAGAGGCCTGTGATGAGACCACCCTCAGACTCGCATCGGAACTCGCGAAGAGATTCTTCGCGCGGTTGGGGCCAGATGAACCTTATTCGGCGCTTGTTGATTTGCGCCGTTTTGATGTTCTTTTGGGTACTGACCCAGCCATTTTCACTAACGCTGAAGATTATCGACATTTCGCTGCAGGCGTCGGGCTATTAAAGAAGTTGCCCTCCCTGCCGCTGGGTGTCGATGCAAAGCTGTCAGCTGTGAAAAAGTTCCTTGAGGGCGAGGAGCGATGTCGTGAGACTAACCTCATTTTCAACCTATGGAAGTTGGGCAGATTTCAATTTCGCCCAGCCGTTGAGAGCATATTGCATGCTACACAGCGTAAAATCCAGAAAATTGTTGGTGAGGTTCCGGATCCTCATGAGGTCCGGTATCGCTTTAGCCCTGGTGGTGCTTCGACAAGTACGAAGAAGAAAGACTCAGAAATCCGTAGACTAATAACGAGATTGAGTCATTGCAGTGAAGAGTTGGCTGGTGATCCGCTTCTTGGCGAGATCCTAGCGACTGTCCCTGGATTGCAATCATTCCTAATGGAGGATTGTAGTTCTACAGACTCCTTTCTGTTGACCATCCAAAGGTCACGATTGGACTTCGTCCTGAAGGATGCTACAGCGATGCGTATCATAACCATCGAGCCCGACATGAACAAGTTTGTTCAGAATGGGTACGGTGATTCTCTTCGCGCTCGCTGTAAGCGTGCAGGTATCGACCTTAGCGACCAGTCCCGTAACAGGGAGCTGGCACGCATAGGGTCTATAACAGGCGGGATTGCAACCGTCGACCTTACCAATGCTAGTGGACTCCAAGCCCTCGGGCTTGTTGAGCACACCTGGCCCCCAGATTGGTTTGAGACTTTGGTCTCGATCCGGTCTGGGTACACTGCATATGAAGGTACAACTTTCCATATGCAGGCGTATGCCGGGATGGGCAACGGAACGACTTTTCCTGTCGAATCCATCACGTTTTACTGCCTCGCTGAGGCAACGATGGAGTATCTAAGGATCGTCGGACCGATTTCCATTTATGGTGATGATATCATCATCCCAGCTGCAGGCTTCCAGTTCTTTCGCGATGTTTTGAGAGATCTTGGCCTTGAGGTGAACTCCAAAAAGAGTTTTGCCCATGGTCCCTTCCGGGAAAGCTGCGGCGCAGATTGGTATTCAGGATATGCAGTAAGGCCTGCGTTTCTACGCGGCAACATGTCATACCGGCGCCTCTATCTCCTCCACAATCATTATTACCGTTGTGGAGACCTCGAGGCAGCTGGATGGTTCTTAGACTTGATTCCCCATGACTTTAGGGTTTTCGGACCCGACGGCTATGGAGACGGTCACCTTTTGGGTGACTGGGAAGGTAAAGTCTACTATCACAGGACATCCGAAGTTACACTTGCGAAATGTTGCAAGTGCGACCTAATCGGAGTTCCCCATGGTAGGGAATGCTACACTGCCAAGACGACTAAACACCGTACTAGCATGTGGACATTCAGAACATATGGACAGCAGACGCGCACAAAGTACTACGCGTCTAAGGTGGATTACCTTATTCCATCCTATTCCATATACATTGGCGCCAGGCTCCTCAAGGACGACCACTCTGCACCCAGATGGGTGCCTTCTAACCTTCTACGTCGTATTACTGACGTTGTCGGGATCAGAGATGTGGAAATCCCGTCGGTGCCTGGGAATTCCCCGTTGTTCAGGGGACGCCGCCGCGCAGCAGACGAACTGCCACCAGATTCCAGTGCATGGGTAATTGGAACTCCCATGCCTGGGGCCCAAGGAAGCAGACTCCTTACTGTCTGCACCTTTGAACGACCTTCGGGCTTCTAAGTGATTAGACCCTGGAGCTAGTGTTCGATGGGGGGTCATTGACCATAAACAGTAG